TCACGTCCCTTCGACGCTGCAATGCGGCTCGAATTGGCGTCCGGCGTCGACGCCGGCTTCATAGTCGTCGAGCGTCACCTTGCGTCGACGCCCTTGCGGCTTCGCATGAAAAGAGAGTCCGAGCTTCGCCAATTCTTCCTCTATGACATTGTGCTTGATCGGCACGAGTTCGCGGGTGCCGGAGGCCCGGTTCGTGGCGTCGCGCTCCGTCTTCATCGCGTGGAGCTTGTGACGAATGCCATGCGCCAGCCCGATCTGAAACGAGCGGACGGATGCGCCCGGCTGGCGCTTCTTGTAGGCGGCGGTTTCGGCCTCGAATGCGAGGACGATTAGATCGTGGAGGAGATGCGCCGCGGCGACATCCGCCGGCAGACCGAAGAACACGAAGCGCAGCGAGCCCGACGCGCTTTTCTCGAACCACATTTTGCAGTCGCAGAAATGCGCGACGGTCGGTGCGCATTCGTTGATCGGCGCGCGACGCTTGCGGCCAGTGTCGACGCCGACGCCCTCGCAGGGGCGCTCGCGAATTTCGATCTCGCCCAGCGTGAGGCCGTAGCGGTCGAGCAGCTTTGCCACCTTGCGCGCCAAGGCCAGCGCCTCCTGCTCGGTGCAACCTTGCTCGACCGTCTTGGCGCGCAGCGCCTGGATGCGTTGCAGAACGCGCGCGAGCTCGGCGTCGGCCTCGCTGTCGGTCGCCTTCGGCCGGCGCGCCGCGAGCAAGCGGCGACGCAACTCCTCGAACAGGGCGCGAACGCTCGCCGGCACGCCCTCATGGGCGACGGCGTGTAGATTTCCGTCGAGATTTGACCCGGGATTTCCATTGAGAAGTGACCCGGGTTGAAGATGGCTTGCGGCTCAGTCGGTCGTCAAGTTTTGGTCTTTTCCTTTGCAGGTTTGTCCGCCTTCGCCGAGCTGTCCTTGAACCGGAAGCTGTCGTTTCCAGTTTCGAGGATATGGCAGCGGTGAGTGAGGCGATCGAGCAGAGCCGTCGTCATCTTGGCGTCCCCGAAGACGGCGGCCCATTCGCCGAAGCTCAGATTCGTCGTGATGATGACGCTGGTTCGCTCGTAGAGCTTGCTCAGCAGATGGAACAGCAACGCCCCGCCGGAGCCGCTGAACGGCAGGTAGCCGAGCTCATCGAGGATGACGAGATCGGAATGAACGAGCCGCGCCGCGACTTGGCCCGACTTGCCTTGGTGCTTTTCGGCTTCGAGCGCGTTTACGAGCTCGACGGTGGAGAAGAACCGCACACGCTTTCTGTGATGCTCGATCGCCTGGACGCCGATCGCTGTCGCCAGATGCGTCTTGCCCGTGCCAGGTCCCCCGACCAGGACGGCGTTATGCGCATCCTCGAGGAACTCGCAGCGATGAAGCTGGCGCGCGAGCGCCTCGTTGACCTCACTGCTGGCGAAGTCGAAGCCGGCGAGATCGCGATAGTTCGGGAACCGCGCGGACTTGAGCTGGTAGGCGATCGATCTCACCTCCCGGTCGGCGGTTTCCGCCTTCAAGAGTTGCGACAGGATCGGCAGCGCGGCCTCGAAGGCCGGGGAGCCTTGCTCGGTCAGCTCGCTGACGGCTTGCGCCATGCCGTGCATTTTGAGACTGCGCAGCATGATGACGATGGCGCCGGCGGCGGGATTATGACGCATGGCGCGCCTCCCGACCCTTGCGCAGCGCGTCGTAACGCTCGACATTGGCCTGCGGCTCGGTGGTGAGCGTCAGCGCGTTGGGCGGTTTCACGGGCGGCGCGTCGACCGGCTTGCCGTCCACCAAGCGATGCAACAGGTTCAAGATGTGCGTCTTGGTCGGCGCGCCGGCCTCCAGCGCCAATTGGACGGCGGTCAGCACGGCCTGCTCGTCGTGCTGTAGGACCAGAGCCAAAATCTCGACCATCTCACGGTCGCCTCCCGGCTTCTCGAGCATGCGCTGTTGCAGCGTCCGTAAGGCGACCGGCAGTTCCGCGAAGGGCGCGCCATTGCGCAGCGCGCCCGGCTTGCGCTGGATGACGGAGAGATAATGCCGCCAGTCGTAGACCGTCACGCTCTTGTCGTCATGCGACCGGGCGAAGACGCGGGCGTGCTCGCACACGATCTGCCCCTCGGCGGCGACGACGACGCGCTCAGGGTAGACCCGCACGCTGACGGGGCGATTGGCGAATGAAGCCGGCACGCTGTAGCGATTGCGGTCCAGATGGATCAGGCACGTCGGCGTGACCCGCTTGGTGTGTTCGACGAAGCCGTCGAATGGCCGCGGAGGCTGCATCAGTTGCGGAACCTCCTCGCGCCAAGCCTCCGCGATCGTCCCCGGCTGCGCGCTGTGCGGAATCTCGGCCCACAGCTCGCGGCATCGCGCCTCCAGCCAGTCGTTGAGCGCCGCCAGCGACGGAAAGCTCGGGATTGGCTGCCAGAGGCGATGACGAGCATCCTGAACGTTCTTCTCGATTTGCCCCTTTTCCCAGCCGGAGGCCGGATTGCAGAATGCGGCCTCGAACAGGAAGTGGCTGACCATCGCGGCGAAGCGGGCGTTGACCTGGCGTTCTTTGCCACGCCCGATCTTGTCGATCGCGGTGCGCATGTTGTCGTAGACGCCTCGCCGGGGCACGCCGCCCAGCACGCGGAAGGCGTGGTTGTGGGCGTCGAAGAGCATCTCATGCGTCTGCTGCGGGTAGGCGCGAAGGAAGAACGCACGGCTGTAGGAGAGCTTGAACTGGGCGACCTGCAACTTCGTCCGCTCGCCCGCGATGATCGCCCAATCCTCCGACCAGTCGAACTGGAACGCCTCGCCGGGCAGAAACGTCAGCGGCACGAACGCGCCGCGCCCGCAGGTCTGCTGCTCCCGATGCCGCGCCGCCTTCCACTCGCGCGCGAACGCCGCCACGCGATTGTAGGAGCCGTCGTAGCCGAGGGCGACCAGATCCGCGTGCAACTGCTTGACCGTCCGCTTCTGCTTGCGCGATTTTGTCAATCGGCATCGAAAATTGACCCCCGATCGGCGTTCAAAATTGACCCCCTTTTGGCGTAGGGCGGAACGCGAGCGCTCGCCCCGGCGGAGCTGGCGGGGTTGCGCAGCCGGGGCGAGTGCGTTTCGGTTCGCGATGTGATCGGGAAGCGTCAGGCGCGGTTCTTGAAGCGCCAGCTTTCGTTGCCGGTCTCGACGATGTCGCAATGGTGGGTGAGGCGATCGAGCAGCGCGCTGGTCATTTTCGCGTCGCCGAACACGCTCGGCCATTCGCCGAATGCGAGATTGGTAGTGATGATGATAGAGGTGCGTTCGTAGAGCCGGCTGATCAGATGGAAGAGCAATTGTCCGCCAGATTGCGCGAAGGGCAAGTAGCCGAGCTCGTCGAGTATGATGAAGTCCATTCTCGTGAGATATTCCGCGAAGCGTCCCTGACGACCTCCTCGCGCTTCGGTCTCGAGCCTGGTGACGAGTTCGACGGTGTTGAAGAAGCGGCCGCGTTTTCCAGCGCGAATGCAATTTCTTGCAATCGCTATCGAAAGATGGCTCTTCCCCGTACCGGTTCCACCGACGAAAACACAATTACGTTGTTGGTCGAGGAAGCCGCCGTTCGAGAGATCGCGCACCAACCCTTCATTGATCGGCGTACCGTTGAACTGGAAGCCGTCGAAGTCCTTCGCCAGCGGCAATTTGGCGATCGTCATCTGATATTTGATGGAGCGCGCGTGCTTTTCGGCGATTTCCGCCTCGAGAAGATCGCCGACGATGCGTGGCGGCTCATGCTGCCTCTTTATGCCACTCGACATCACCTCGTCATAGGCGTTCCTCATGCCGAAGAGCTTGAGCTCTCCCATGAGATCGAAGAGCTTGGTGCGTTCCATCAGCCTGTTCTCCTCAATTGATCATAGCGGGCGCAGTCGGCGAGCGGCATGTGCAGCAGCATCAACGACTCGGGCGTCGGGATCGTCGGCGGGGGCGGCGGCTCGCGCCGGCGGGCGAGAATGTTGAGAATGACGTCGGCGGAATGGACGCCTTGGCCGAGCGCCTCCGCGCAGGCGGCTTCCACCGCGGTCAATCCGTCCTCGACGACGGCGGCCAGAACCTTGACCATCTGTCGATCGCCATCATTGCTGCCGGCGAGCTTGCGCCGCACGCGCTCGATCGCTCCCGGCAACACCCAGTCCTTGAACGGCGCGCCGTTCCGTAGCGCGCCGGGCTTGCGCGCGAGAACTGGCACATAATGCCAGGGATCGAAGATCGTCGCGCCGCGCCCGAAGGCCCGAGCATGTTCGGCGACCACCCGCCCTTTTTGGCGGAAGACGATGCGGTCGGCGTAGGCGTGGATCTCGACCGGGGCGCCGACGGCGCTCGCATTGACCGAGTATTTATTGTTGTCGAAGCGCACGAGGCAAGTCTTCGACACCGACGCGGTCAGCTCGTGGAATCCGTCGAACCGCCCGCGCAGCGGAACGAGCTTCGGGCGCTCTTCTTCGAATGCCTCCCAGACCGTCTTGTCCGCGATTTCCGGATGCGGATGAGCCTTGGCGTAGGTGACGCATTTATCGAGAAGCCAGGCGTTCATATCGTCGTAGGTCTTGAACCGCAGGCGCGGCGTGAAGAACCGCTCCCGCGCCAGGCCGACTTGATTTTCGACCTGGCCTTTCTCCCAGCCGGACGCTGGCGTGCAGGCGACCGGCTCGACGAGATGATGGCTGCACATTTGCGCGAAGCGACGATTGAACTTGCGCTCCTTGCCGACGAAGATCGTCTCCACCGCCGTCTTCATATTGTCGTAGATGCCGCGCGTGCAGGCGCCCCTGAAGAAGGTAAAGGCGCGATCATGCGCGTCGAAAACCATCTCCTGCGTCTCACGCGGATAGGCGCGAACGAAAGGCATGCGGCTGTGGCACAGACGCATGTGCGCCACCTTCACGGTCGTCGTCACGCCGTCGAGCACAACGATCTCGTGGCTCCAGTCGAACTGGTAGGCTTCGCCCGGCTCGAAGCTCAACGGCACATAGGCGGCCGCCGTCGCCGCGCCTTGCTCGCTGCGCCATTTGCGCGAGTAGCGACGCACAGCGTCATAGCCGCCCGCGTAGCCCAGGCCGCTCAGATCTTCGAAAATACGGATCAGGGTTAGCCGCTCGCGCGGCGCCTTCTTCTCGTTCTCCGCGAGAACCTCATCGAGCTTGTCCGACCAAGGCCCGAGCTTGGGAAACGGCTGATTGTCGCGCTCGTAAGCGAAGGACGTTGCCTCCGACCGCAGCGCCTTGCGGACCGTGTTCCGTGAAATGCCCAGATCGCGAGCGATCTCCTTGATCGTCTTGCCCTTGACGAAATGTTCGCGACGGATTCGTCCGATCGTCTCCACAATCAACATCCCCCACCACCCGCCGTTTCAACCAAAACGGGCGGACTGTCCGGACTTCACCAGAGGGGGTCAATTTTCAACGCCGATTCCCCTCGTATGGGGGTCAAACTTGCACGCCGAATAACACGCCGTGACTACCGTGATCGCTGACGCCGCACTCGCAAGTGGGCTATCGGTGCAAATTTTTCAGGTTGATCGGCAGGGACGGTTGCCAGGCCTTTTTGCAGGTCTGGTCGAGACGATCGTGATGCCCAGCACGGAGGCGTTGCGCCAAGACGATCTCGCAGATGCGGTAGCGCTCGCGCCCTTGGACGACGCGTTGCGCGATTCCGCATCGAGGCTCGTCCTGGTGGAAATCGGGGCTAACCTCCCATCCCGCGTCGCCGACTGCATTGCCGCGGCGGAAACGGGCACTTTTCTGGCTCAGTCAGGCACAGAAGTGACGATCGTCGTGCCGACGACGACCGACCCGGAAGCGATCACACTGGGATGCAGGACGCTCAGGCAGTTGCGCGAAGCATTTCCAGGAGCTCGGGCGTTGGTCTGCCTCTGCCAGGACGGCGCGTCCTGGGAGGAAATCACCAATTCGAAAGCACGGAAGGCTTACGACGAGCAACTGTCACCGCTCATTACGGCCGGAGAATTTTTTCGTTTGCCGCGGCTTTTGCCGCGGGCGCTGGCCGCACTGGATGCATCGGCCTTGACGCCGCTCGGATTTGCCCGCCTGTCTGACACCGATCTGCTCGCCGTCACACACCTTCCGGGAGCCGTCGCGCGTCACGTCCGCGGCGACATTGCGAAATATGTCTACGATTCGGTGGCCTCGCTACAAAAGGTGCTTCCTTTTCGCGACGTTTCAGAAGTTGGATCGGCTCCAGCGCGTCGGTCGAGATCGGCTCCAACTCGCAGAGACGCTGACGACGGCGAGAAGTGACCAGCTCGCGACAATGCTTCCGTGGTTCGTCGGCGATGACCGCGCGGTCATCCTGGCGGAAATCATGCGGATACGGGAACGACGGATCGATCTGGCGGCCTGGCGAGAAGGTTATCGGCAGGGGCGGCAGCAAGGTCGACGCGAGGCGTGGCTTGTGCTCTTCGCTGGCGTGATGGGCCTATTAGCCAGGATCGTGGGTCGATCCCGGCGTCAATAGCCGCGGTATTTGCGGCAGTATCTGATCGTCAGCGGGCGCAAGTTCGCTGACGATTTTGCTAGGCAAAAGCTCCAGGCAAGCCGATAGTGCCGGGTCGTCGACGTCATTGAACCTATGCGCTATAGCGCGGAGACCGTATTGCGCGATGATCTCCGCTGCTCCTCTGTCAGAGGCCGGCCGGCGCCCACGACGTTCGAACTCCCCGATTGCCCGGGCCGCCTCGGCGAGGGGGCTCAGATATTGCAATGATCCCCACAGTGTTGTCAGCAGCACTGCGCTATGTCGGGCGAGTCGCACGATCTCGGCGTGTGTTGGCCTCACGGAGATATCATCGAGTTCGGGATTGGCCATCCGGTCGCTGTCGGCCTTTGGCAATCGAAGTGTTCCGAATGCCTCTTTAAACGTCGGAGGCGTTTTTGTTCCGATCTCGCGGCGAGTCGAACGCTGAGCGTTCGCGACCGTATGTGCCGCAAGACGAAATTTTACGAGCAAATCGAGTTGCCCCAGTCGAGTCCGGTAGTCCGCAGCGTCCTCCGGAACTGCTCGTTGACGCGCCTTTGCTATGTTCGCGCCTAGTTGAGAGAGCCTTCTCGCTTCCATATCGCGGCGATCGGCCTCCCATAAGGTCGCTGCCGCTTTTGAGCCTCGTTCGTGCATATCGCAGACGATTTTGTCTAAATTTGCTAGTGCCAAATCCTCTTTGTCGAGTAGATCTTTATCGATCTTGGATCTATCTACGTAAAATAATGTGCGGATCGGTTCTATGTGCCGCATGAGGGTCGCCGTTGCACTTTTTTCAGCGGAAACGAAGCCCAATTTCGGATCCAAGTAGAAAGCCTTTAGATATCGCATAAGAAAATAGACTTCTGCATCGATTGCGTCGGAAATTTGCGTCTCGACATCTGCAATACCAGGGCGCCCTCTCGGATTCGGAGCCGCTGGAAACAGAGCCATCGGCAGTGTTATTCCCACCTGCAAATTCCCTTCAAATATTTTGATCGCGTTTGACGCCCCACCGAGCAATCCAGGGGTTTTGTCAGGAAAATGCGGCGTGATCGTCCAGCCTTTAAAAAAATCGGGCGTCCAAATTGCCTCGATATATGTGACGCCGGGCCGCAAGGCTTGCCGTATGTGCCAGAGTAGTTCCGGCTGTTTGATGCGCTTAAAGTAATCAATATCTCCGGTAATAAATATTGCGAGGATGTGTGGATTAGAAATTAAATTTTTTGCCTCAAATATCGACCGCGGCATGGACACATTGTGGTCTATAATCGCCATTTGTCGCCTCGTGCCTGACATTATGCGTCCAGAACGAAAAATCTGCCCATTTCCGAATTAAGTGGGGAGCGTTCGATCTCGTGACGACGATGATAGCCGGAATTGTCGAATCCGGAAAACGTCGTCGTGTCCTCGCCCCGAAAAATCACTGATCGGCGACAACCTCCGCCCCGAGCGAGATGGTTTTCCGAAACGCGCCTCGAGATTTCGACGGAGGAGATTGACTATATTATGATGGGCTTCGCTGGCGAAATTCGGGCGATCTTCCAGGGGAGCTACCATATATCGAATACGTCGGTGCAAGCCGAGGACGCGGCGGTCTACGTAAAGAACGTTTCGCCGAGAAACGAGGTTGATCGGAAATGACGGTGAGAGTGGCCGCATACTATCGAGTGTCGACGCAGCGCCAAGCCAAGGAGGGGCTGTCTCTCGAAGACCAGCAACGCGCCGTTCGAGCGGACTGCGCTGCCCGGGGAGAGGTGATCGTCGAGGAATATATAGAGCGAGGCGTCAGCGGGCGGACCGATGAGAGGGCCGAACTCCAGCGGCTCCTCGCGGATGCGAATTCGATTCCACGCCCATTCGACGCCGTCGCGGTACATTCTTTCTCACGATTTTTCCGTGACGCGGCCGTTCTCGAGCTCACCGTCCGGGACCTGCGGGCGAACGGAATCCAATATCGTTCGATAACGCAGCCGACCGGAAACGATGATGCCGGAGATATGGTCAGGCAGGTATTCGCCATTTTCGACGAATACGGCTCGAAGGAAAATGCGAAGCACGTCCGTCGCACCATGGTCGCCAATGCGAAGGAAGGATTTTGGAACGGCGCGGCCCCGCCCTATGGCTACAAGACCATCGTCGCCGAGGTCCGCGGAAAAAAGCAGAAGAAGAAGCTGGAGGTGGACGCAGTCGAGGCGCCGGTGGTCCGTCTCATATTCGATCTCGCCTCGAAGGGCGTCGGCAAATCGGGCCCCCTCGGCGTCAAGAAGATCGTCTCGCACCTGAACGACAACGGCTTCCGAACCCGAAACGGCAATTTTTGGCATATCGGGCCCCTCCACCAACTCCTCATTCGCTCCACCTACAAGGGCGTGCATCAATATAATCGGTCCGACTCGCGAACCCGCGCCAAGCGCAGCGAGGACGAGATCGTGGAGGTTGCCGTCCCCCCGATCGTCTCCGTCGATCAGTGGAGCGCCGTTCAGGAAATCCTCCGTTCGAAGAACCCGAAGGTCAGTCCGCCGCACACGGTGAGCGGGCCCATTCTTCTCACCGGTGTCGCGCGTTGCGCGGAGTGCGGGGCCGCCATGACGATCCGCACGGGCAAGTCGGGACGCTATCGGTATTATTCCTGTGCGAACGCCCAGGCGCGCGGCAAATCGGCGTGCTCCGGGCTTTCCGTCCGCATGGAGCGGCTCGACGAGGCGGTCACTTCGGCGTTGTGCGAGCGCGTGCTGGAGCCGAGCCGCCTCGAAAATCTTTTGCGGGACATCGGCGATCGGATGCAGGAAGTCGACAGCCGGGATCGGGGCGAGCTGTTTCGCGTCGAAGCGGAACTCGCAGAGGCCAAGCTGCGGCTCGACCGTCTTCACGAGGCGATCGAAAGGGGAGTCGTGGACGCTTCGGACCCGCAGCTCGCGTCTCGTGTCGCCAAGGCCACGACCGACCGAGACGTCGCGGCCGTGGCAAAAGAGCGCATTCTGGCCCGGCGCGTCCATGGCATCGATATCACGCCGGACAAGGTCGTGGCTTTTGGCTCCGTGATGCGCGACGCCATTACGGCGGGAGAGATTCCGTTCCGGAAGACCTATCTTCGCCTTCTCATCGACGAAATCCGCGTCGGGAAGGAAGTCGCCCTGATCCGCGGCCGCAATGACCGGCTGCGTTCCCGCGTCGCCGGCGGCTCGCCGTTCGACGGCGGCATGGTGCCCACTACTGTTCAGGAATGGCGCGCCCGAAGGGATTCGAACCCCTGACCTCTGCCTTCGGAGGGCTGACCTAAGGAATATTCTCCGCTTTTCCAGAATATTCTGTCCTACTCTAATAGTCTGAATTACCGCATGTTTCATGGTCCGTTCCCATTGCTCGCCTATTCCCGCCTATTCCCCCGTTTCCGATTTTATGGTGACCTGGTGGTGACCTGGATTTGAAAGGCAGCGGTTCCATGACGCGATTGACGAAATCTATCGTCGAGGCCGCCGAGCCTCGAGCGGAGAAGTTCACTTTATGGTGCTCGGACCTGAAGGGCTTCGGCGTCTTCGTGTATCCAAGCGGGAAGAGGGCCTATTTCGTCGACTATCGGAACAAGGACGGCGGCCGGAAGCGGATGACGCTCGGCCGGCATGGAGTCATCACCTGCGAAGAGGCGCGCAAGCTCGCCATGCAGACGCTCGGCGGCGTCGCGCTCAGTGGCGATGATCCTCTAACCGAGCGGCAGACGCGCCGCAGTTCGCTCACGGTCGCGGAACTCTGTGCCGACTATCTGAAGGCGGCCGAGAACGGCCTCATAATGGGGAAGGGCGGCAGGGCGAAGAAAGCTTCGACGCTCGCGACCGACCGAGGCCGTGTCCAGCGCCATATCGTCCCGCTACTCGGCAAGAGGCTCGTTCGCGATCTCACGCGGGCCGACGTAGCGAAGTTCATCCGGGACGTTACCGCTGGCAAGACGGCCGTTGTCGAAAAGACGAAGCTTCGTGGGAAAGCCGTCGTCGAGGGCGGGAGAGGAGCCGCGGCGCGGACGGCCGGGCTGCTTGGCGGCATTCTATCTTTTGCAGCGAGCGAGGGGGTTATCGAACACAATCCGGCGCGGGGAGTGAAGCGTCCATCCGATGGCCAGCGGACCCGCCGGCTCACTCCCGAGGAATATCGCAAGCTCGGCGACGCGCTGCGGCAGGCCGAAGACGCCCGCGAGACATGGCAAGGCGTCGCCGGCTCCCGGTTGCTGGCGCTCACGGGTTGCAGGCTCGGGGAGATCGTCAGTCTGAAGTGGACTGAAGTCGACAACGCGGGCGGCTGCTTTCGTCTCGAGGATTCAAAGGAAGGGGCGTCGACACGGCCGATCGGCCGGCCGGCGCTGGACCTGCTTTCCGGCCTCGAGCGGGAGGATGGCGAGACCTATGTTCTCCCGGCGGTGCGCAGCGATGGCTCATATGGTGGCCTCGAGGGAGCATTTGAACGGCTCGCCAAGAAAGCCGGGCTCGAGGGCGTCACGCGGCACACGATGCGCCATTCCTTCGCCAGCGTGGCGGGCGATCTCGGCTTCTCTGAATCGACTATCAAGGCCATGCTCGGCCATGCCGGCGGGAGCGTGACGAGCCGATATGTCCACCATCTCGATAGCGTCCTGGTCGCTGCGGCGGACAAGGTGGCGCGGGCGATCGATGGCTATATGACGGGAGCCGAGGCGAAGGTGGTCGAACTGCCGAAACGGGGGAGGAAGGGCGCGGGCTGAGATCGCTCTTCTTTCGCCGGGAGGGGCGTTTCGTCGGTTACTCGGTTACAATCGTTCAAATTCAGCGTGGTAGCCGTAACTTTTGCTGTAACCGGCGGAGTGGCGGATTTCTCCGGCCGGTTACGGTTACATTCCTCGCCCGGAGGGGGCTGCGAAGTGGAACATCGGAACAAATATTATTATTCAATGATTTAGCTGTTCCGTTCGTGTTCCAGTGTTCCGGCGCGATCGGAACACGGAGCGGCGCATTTTCGCGCCACTCCCCTGCTACAGTTGCTACGGTTTGAGCCGATCCGCGAGGCCGAAAATTTTCTGAAAACGCCACTTCGGCGAACTGACAAAACTGACGAAACCTCCCGGCGGCAGAAAAATTTCCGCGAAAGCGCCGGGGGCGATACCCCCAAACCCCCCAAAACATCGGCGATCTTTCGGCGATCGGCCCGACGTGATGGCGCTGTGGCAGGTAGCGATCGGGAGGCCGGCGGGCGGGGCGAACAATCCGAACCGCGATCCGGAGACCGGGCGGCTCCTTCCGAAGGGCAACCGCCTCAATGTGGATAATATACACGTTGAGGATACGACCGAGCGCCCCACTGGCACATCCGCCGCCGCCGGCCTTCGCCGCCTTCACGCCGCAGCGACGCGCTCGGCCCTGACATGAAAGCCATTGCAGGCACATCGCTCGACAAGGGCGTAGAGCTGGACGCGCTGGCGAAAGAAGAAAACCCCGCCTCGGAAGGCGGGGTTGTCGGTCCTGCGGACTTGTTATCGTCAATGTGGACCCGCCACCCGGAGGCGGACTTGAGGCGCACCACGTTTCCGCGAGCGCAATCGTCGTCTATCTAGGCTCAGACATGCTTTTTGTCAATGAATCGAGCCCGATCGCAAAGAGGACAGCGCGGTGAATTCGCTTTAATTCTTCATTTGAAACAATGATTTGAAGATATTTGCGCTTGCCCGTCGCTCTGTCTCTGCCCGTATAGGGCAGGCCGAGCCGGTCAAACGAGACCGTAGCAAGGATGTCCGCTTTTGCCCATTTTATACGTCCTTCGTAAGGTGGAGGAGCGTCGACAGGCAATTCAATTCGGCATTGGTAGTGAATGCCCGCGCGCGCTGGTGTCATGCTTAGCGGGACAACAGTGCAAAGTCTGTCTCGATATGGAAGCCGCGGGGAAATTACGACTGCAAGCCTTTCTTTCACCATCTCTGGTTCACGAAATCCCGTCGTGTAGTCGCAAATAACTATCATGCCAATTTTGGGCGGGAACTGTAGGGCCATTCGATCGAGCGCCTTCCAACCTCATGCGGAGATTTCGCGCACTTTTGCGCATAATCGCTCAAAAGCCTACCGACCCTTCCGCAACCTCACGCCCGCGCCCTCGCCGTTCTCGTCGACGAAGATCACGCCAGCGGCCTCGAGGGCGCGTTGAAGCACGTCGAGCGTCGCATTCCTTGGCTGAGACGCGCTCGCTTCGAACTGCCTCACCGTCACCACACCGACGCGCGCCGCTTCGGCGAGCTGTTGCTGTGACCAATCGAGAAGAGCGCGCGCGGCGCGGCATTGGGCGGGATTCATGGTGACTTTTTATCATGAGCCATATCAAAACACCAGAAACATCGAAAAAAGCTTGAAACGTCATAAAACATCGATTAGCGTCTAATCCGTCGTTTTTCGACAGCTTAGAGCGCAACCACGCCGGACATTCCAGTCTCGGCGAGCGCTCCCGGCTTGCCTGAAGGAGGAAAAGACATGCCGAATACGACCATCGCCAACGCGGATCGGCTCCACTGGCCCGGCCGCGCTCATTTCCTGCAATCCGTCGAGCAACACGCCTGCCAAGCCGCCGGCCTCGCGCGCGCCCTATGGAATGCGATCGAAGGGCTAGATGGCGATATCGACGAGCGGGACAAAATGGCACTCTACGAATTGGCGGGCGCAGTTTCCGACCATGCCAGTGCGACCCTTTACGCGCTCTACCGCGAGGATGATCTCCGACGCGCTGCTCGTCCCGTCCCGACCGAAGAGGAGGCGCGCTCATGAGCGAGCAAACTATTTCGGAACTCGACCGCCTCGCAAATCGGCTCCTGGAAGCGTCCACTCGCGCCTTCGGAATCAACGCGGCGATCTCTCACATCGTCGACCACGACGACTGTCTGAATCGGGGAACCGCCGCGCTGATGGATCACTTTTGCGACGATTTGGAAAAAATCGCGAATGGTATCCATGATTTGGTAAGAGCCTCGCGGCCCCATAGCGGCGCCGAGGAGCCGAGCCAATGACGACTCGCTCCTCTCTCCCCCGTCTTCTCGCCGCTCGCGCGCTCCTATGGCTCGCCCGCCGTGTCGATTTGTCGGCTCCTGCGGTTGAGCGGGCCGATCGTCCGCCGACCTTGTGGCAACTGGCGCGCCTTCTCGCCCGCGTGAAGATGGCCCGCTGGCGTCTCTATCTCGCGAGGATCACATCTTGAACCTGAGCCGCCGGGGCCTTGCGCCTCGGCGGAAGATTTCTATTAGTGTTCAGCACATTTAGAATTGACGCCCTCCTATCTGAGTTCTATACAGATATCGTGAGGAGGGCGAATCATGGCGCTGGTGAGCGATCTGGTGAGGGCAATAGCGGAGGTCGAGGGAATCCCCCCCGAGACGATGGACGTGGTTGCTCGCCATGCGAGAGAGGCGGGCTATCTGACGACGGGCGCGCGCGGGAGAAACGCCCCTCCTGCCACGGTGACCGACGCTGTGAATTTGATCATCGCCGCCAATGCCGGCGGCTGCGTGCTGCGGCAGGCGCCCGAGGCGGTCGCGCTCTATCGACGGCTTGCGACCAATGGCGGGTTTCGGAAGGTCGAGGCGCGGGGAGTGAATCGCGAGTATTTCGCGATCGAGGACGAGCCGATCGCGTTCCTGAGCGATTATGCGACTCTCGGCGAAGCCCTCGAAAAGATCATCGATGGCTTCGTTAGCGGAGACCTGGAAAAATTCCTTCTCATGCGCGCGATGATGACGCTCCATGAGCGCGAATTCGATGCGATGAATCGGGAGCATCCGGACGAGCCGGCTCGCGTTCATGCGCTCATCGAGAGGGCGCAGCTGGCGCTGAGGGCCGGCTTGACGATTCAATTCGCGCTTACCTTCAATCGCCCTCTCCCCTCCGCGATATTGGAAATATCCACTGTCGGAGGGCCGATCGCGAAAGTCGAATTCGCGATTCACGCCGATGATTTCACGGCGGCTGAACAAGACGGCCGGTTGCGAGCGTGGTGTGCGGCCGATCGACAGGACTCGACCACGATCGGCTACCGCACGTTGTCCCGGATCGGGGACGCGCTGCGAGGCGCGCCGCTGGAATTTGGGTTGCCACCCTTCGACACGCCCACTGAAGACCGTGAGATTGACACGCCATACAAAACGTGAGAATATCACGAAATGAGTTTCACCTTCAACTCGACCTTCTCGGTCTTCACGCCCTCCGAGGCGGAACACATCACAGGCGTTTCGGTCGCTCTGCAACGCGACTGGCGCCGTCGTGAAATTATGCCGAAGCGAGACGGGCACGCCCGTTTCGACCTGCATGACCTCGCGGACATGCTGACTCTCAAAATGTGCTCTGACGCCGGCATGAGCCTCGAGTCGGCCAAGAGCTGGGTCCCCTTCGTTCCTGCGGCGATCATCATGCACGCCCTGAGCCGGCCGGGGGCAATCGAGGGAGATGACGCGGAATATTTCGCGATGCACGGCGCATCCTACGCGCGAAGCATTGCCCTTAGCCGCTCGCGGGTCATTGCAGGGGGAGACCTAATAATCTGGGCCGACGGAACGTCCGAGGTCGTCTCGTCTGCGACCGACGCTATTCCGTCTGCGACGCCCGAAAAGCTCTACGGAGCTGTGAAAGTCCTAGTCCTCGAAGAGATCGGGCACGAGTTCGCGCGCCGGGCTTCGCCGCGCTCGCTCGTCCACATCGAGAGGCGCACCTCCGACACCTCCTAATCGCCCGTCGTGAGACGGCGACTTCCTTTCCGTAGGAGACCACACAGATGGCGAACGAAATTCAACCCGCTTCGGCGGGAACGGGAGGCTTTTGCCTGCCCGTCGACCTTCCCGTGCGTTTGCGTAAGCCGAATCTCACCGGCTCCGAGTTGTCCGAGTATCTGTCGCTAAAATTCGGATGGAAGGTCGCGCCGGCGACATTGGCGAAGTGGCGCAGCGTTGGCGGCGGGCCGCCTTTCTACAAGCCGAGTTGCACGCCGCTCTATCCGACGCAGACCGCCGATGAATGGGCGCTCGCGCGCCTCGGCAAACTGAAGAGCAGCACGTCCGACACGGAGGGCGCGGCGCAATGAAAAGCGAGACCTTCGACCACCTGCTGAAGCTGCTCGTCGAAGTCGACCGCAGCCGGCACATCGCCGCGATAAAAGTCGCCGCGCAAATCCTCGACGAAGAAGGCGCCGAGAAAGATGGCGCCCTCGAGCAATTGCTCGCAGCCTTTCATCGGCAGGCGCAAGCACGCCAGTTCGCAGAATCGCGCGAGGAATATTCGTTCACACGCGCGCCTGATCCGTCGCTTCCGCCGGGCGCGTCCTATTACCCGATCGGTTCGCTCCTGACCGAGTCGCCGTCCCCGATGACGGCGTATCAGGTGATCGATCTCGTCGCGCCGAAATATCGCTACCGCTATCGGCTTCGGCGACGTGTGCAAAACGACCTCGCTCGCTTCACGGCCTATTTCGGCGGGCTCGTCTGGTTGCAGATTTTTGGTGACCGCGAGCCTGTTCCGACGTTCGAGCGCGAGACTGTGACGAGCTGGCTCACGGCCGGCGGCCGCGCCTGGATCATCGCTGAACTCGAGCGCCGCGCCGAGCGTCGCGTCATTTCCTTCAGGGGGCGTGCATGAACATTCACGAAAACGCCGCCAACTCTTGCACAGTCGGCGGCGCAGAAATCATCGATAACCACGATCTGCATATCACCATGGATGCCAACAAATGCAAGGATAAAATGGAGATCGCCGAACTGATCGGATCGCTGAGCTTCATCGTCGTTAGTCTCGACGAGGCCGCGCGCGAGGCGGCGGTTGCTGCGGATGCAATCTGCGACAAGAACATCATCGCCGGCCGCTACCACGTCCAGCGCTTCGCCGCACACGCCCGCGCGGCGACTCTTGCTTTTCGCGACATCATCGATGGGGAGGCCGCTTGATGGCTGGACCTGTCGGATTCGAAACCTGGACGCAAGAGCAGCGAAACGCATGGTCGGCGGAGGAATATCGAAACTACGCGGAGAAGAAGAAGAGCGCCGCGTCGGAAGCTTTCAAATTGTCGAAGCCGGCGGCGCGGGCCGATGGACGGCCGGCCACGTTGCCGAGCGCGTCCTGGCCCGCGCCGAAGCCGATCGAATCGTCTCTCCCGCGCGTCGCACCGCTCGACCCTGATCTATTGCCCGAGGCGATCCGCGACTATGTGACGGATGTTGCCGACCGCCAACAGGCGCCGCCTGACTTCGCGGCTGTGGCGGCGCTATGCGGCCTCGCATCGATTATCGGCAACGCCTCCCGCGTCCGCCCGAAGCAGCATGACGACTGGGAAGTCGTCCCGAATTTGTGGGGCGCGATCGTCGGCCGGCCGAGCGCGATGAAGTCCCCGGCGATGCGCTCGGCTCTCGCGCCGGTCTATGCGTTGCAGGACACTCTGCGCAAGGAATGGGAGACGGCGCAGCGCGAGGCCGATATCGAGGATGCGCTGTCCGATCTCGACGCGGCCGATGCGCGCAAGAAAGCCGCGAAGGCGGTCAAGGCCGGAGACCGCGAAGAAGCCAAGCGCCTGCTGGCGGAACATTCGAAAGGCGACGAAGAGGATGCGCCTTGCCCGCGGCTGATCGTCAATGATGCGACGGTCGAAAAGCTCGGCGAACTGCTGAACGAAAACCCGCGCGGGCTGCTGCTGATCCGCGACGAATTGCCGGGCTTCCTCGCCCGCATGGAGTCGGAAGAATTCCAGTCCGAACGCGCCTTCTACCTCGAGGCGTTCAACGGCGATGGCGCATTTACCTATGACCGCATCGGCCGCGGGACGATCCACATCGCAAGCGCCACATTGTCCATGATCGGCGGCGTTCAGCCGGCGCGCATCGCGCCTCTCGTCAAGGGCGCTATGACCGGCGAGCGCGACGACGGATTGATTCAACGTCTTCAACTGGTGGTGTGGCCCGACGATCTCTCCGCATGGACCTGGACCGACCGCAGCCCAAGCGCGCAGGCTCGAGATCGATATGATGAGGCGTTCCGCGATCTCCACGACTTTGCGAAAAGCTGCGCCGATCCGGCCGTCTTCGGCTTCAACGCCAAGGCTCAGGATATGTTCCGGCAATGGATGACGGAGCTTCAGACGGAGGCGCGTTCCGGCAAGCTCCCGTCCGCCCTCGAAAGTCATCTTCTCAAAATGCCGAAGACGGTCGCGTCGCTGGCGCTGATCTTCCATCTTGTCGACGGCGGACGTGATGCGATCGGCGCTGAGGCGACGGGGAGAGCCCTCGACTTTGCGGACTATCTGCGCAGCCATGCGAACCGTCTATATTCGGCCGGGGCTGTTGCAGTGGAGAACGGCGCGAAGCTGATCGCCGAGCGCCGGGCGCAGTTGCCGGAGCTGTTCACGGCGCGGGACGTGCAACGGAAGGCATGGGCGGGGATCGCGGATCGGGATTCCGTCGCATCCGCAATCGACCTGCTTATGACCGCCGGTTATTGCCGGGAGGCTCCCGCGTCACCCTCGTCGAACGGAGGCCGTCCGACCGTCTCATATATCTGGAATCCTCGCTTAAAAGTTGAGGGATGAAGATGGGAAGATGGCTGTCTCTCGCCTACGCCGAGGCGGACGAAAAAATCGCGGAAACGCCCGTCTGCGGTACTGACGAAACTGACAAAACCCACGTCCGAGGGGTTTCGTCAGTTTTGTCAGTTCGCCAAATGAGCATTTCCGAGAAAATTTCGAGGCCGGCCGAAGCGGCCTCGGGAGGTTTCGTCAGTTTTGTCAGTTCGCCAAAGGGCGCTTTCTCAGAAAATTTCGTCGCGCGCGCTCCCTCTCCCGAGCCTGCCGTTCGTTTAGTGGTTGAAGAGCCGGAGTCGCCCGAGGCGGCCGTCGCCCGCCGGCTAGACGCGATGGCGCGGGAGAACGCCGATCGCCACGACTGGTGGCGAGCCTCGCCCTATGAGCCCTCCGGCTCGCTCGTCATCCGATCCGCCATGACCGGCGAAGAGATCACGATTCACCTACCTCGAGGAAGGACACGCCATTGACCGCGCATGTTCTCGTATCCGGGACGCTCTACCGCGCGCCCGAGCAAAAGACATCCAAGGCCGGCAAGCCCTTCGTCGTCGCCACCATCCGCGCAAAGGATGGAGACGGTTCGCAGTGGTGGAAGGTCATGTGCTTTTCCGAAAGCGCTGGCGCCGAACTGTTGCGGCTCGCGGACGGCGACGCGCTATCCGTCCAGGGCTCTATGAGGGCCGAGCTATGGACGCCCGAAGGCGGCGAGGCGCGTGTCAATCTCACCGTGTTCGCCGATAGCGTGCTGGCGCTGCGCCCGGCCGCGAAGCCGCGCACGAAGAAAGAGAAGACCGAGCCGCAGCGCCCCGCGCCGGCCGATCGCGGCTTCTCCCGACATGCCGGCAATGGCGAAGATTATTTCGGCGACGCAATCCCCTTTTGAAGAGGCACCCAAATGACAGTTATTCCTTTCAAACCTACCGTCCGCCCACGAGTTATTCTCGACTGCGGCACTGTGACGAGAAGCAATGAATTCCCGATCGGGGCGACGATATTCTGGCTCGATTACGAGGAGGGCGATCTATCCGCAACCGTGTGGACTGGGCAGAGCTATGAAGCCGCGCGCTCTTTCGCCAGAGATTTGGAGAAAGACGGGGCGAGATTGGTTGACCGAACGCTGAACCAATCATAATTGCGCGCATTCCAGAATATTCCAGAAAAACTACTTTAGTCCGAGCTGTTGACCTATGCCTCGCGCGCGCGGTGAACTGCTCGCGATGCTCGAGAACTTCAAATCCCGCGTGGTTCATCTCGCCGCCAAGGCGCTGAATGTCCCGCTGTCGTCACCGGCGGCGCTGGACATTTTCGGCGTGCCTGCGTCCGGCTCCGGCTTGCATGTCGACGCCCTCACGGCCTTGCGCGTCCCGGCTGTCGCCGCTGGCGTCCGGCTAATCTCGGAAGCCGTCGCGACGCTGGACGTAGAACTATACCGCGAGGCGGCGACCGGCCGAGAGAAGGTCGAGCCGCGCGACCATCCCGTCGCCCGCGTTCTCGAGCGCCCCGTCCCATGGCTCGGCGAGTCCGAGTGGAAGCGCCAGCTTGTCGCCGATGCGATCATATGGGGCGACGGCTTGGCGCTGGTCAATCGCGTCAGAGGCGAGCCCCGCGAGCTGCCTCGCATCGACCCGCGTAGCTGTAACATCGTCGTCGACATCGTGACCGGCGAGCCGTCGTATAGCGTCGCGCTGCAACAGGGCGGAGTCGAGACATTTAGCTATCGCGATATCGTCCATTTGCGCGGCCCGACGCTCGACGGCGCGAAGGGCCTCGGCCTCATCAATCTCGGCGCTGAAGCGATCGGCTTGGCGCTCGTCCTCGAGGGCCATGCGACGCGCCTATTCTCCCGCGGCGCTCGCCCCGGCGGCGTTCTCGAGATCGCTGGCAAGCTGACGACTGAGACGATGGCTCGCCTTCGCGACTCGTTCTCGAACATCTACAGCGGCACTGGCAATGCCGGACGGACTGCAATCCTCGAGCAGGGATCAAAGTTCACCCCGCTTCAACTATCGTCGGTCGACGCTCAGTTTCTCGAACTGCGGAAATTCCAGACGCTCGAAATCGCGCGCTTGCTGAATATCCCCGCCGTGCTGTTGAACGATCTCGAACATGCGACGTTGAACAATTCCGCCGCGCTGGCGCAACTATTCCTCGACCGCACGATATCGCCGATCTTGGAGCTTTTTGAAGACGCGCTCGAAAGAACGCTTCTCACTGACGAAGAGCGCGACGCCGGATATTGCATCGAATTTTGCACGCAGAATTTCGTGCGCGCCGATCTCGATAAGCGCTTCGCGGCGCTGAAGACGGGAATCGAGTCGGGCGTGCTGACGCTCAATGAGGCGCGCGGGCGTGAAGGTCTCCCGCCTGTCGCCGGCGGCGACAAGCCTATGCGTTCCGTCCAGGTGCTTCCGCTCGACGCGACGCCGGCTCCGCAGCAACAGACGCAGGAGCCGACGCTATGACTCTCGAAACCAAAGACCACAGGCTCGAATTCAAATTCGTCAGCGGCGAAGATACCGGCGCGTTTGAAGGGCTCGCGGCTGCATATGGCAACGTCGACTCGTCCGGCGACATCATCGCGCCTGGCGCATTCGCTGCGTCGCTCGCCGAGCATAAGGCCGCCGGCACGTGGCCCGCGCTGCTCTGGCAACACGACATGGCCGAGCCGATCGGCGCTATCGACGCGCTTTATGAGACGCCCGCAGGCCTGCATATCAAGGGCCGTCTCGACTTGAACGTCCGCCGCGGCGCCGAGGCGCATTCCCTCATTAAGTCGGGGGCGATCAAGGGCCTTTCGATCGGCTTCCGCACAATCGCCGCGACACGCGATGCGCGCGGCGTCCGCACGATCAAGACTGCATGGCTCGGCGAGATTTCTGTCGTGACGCTCGCCGCCAACGACAAGGCGAAGGTCACGAACATAAAAGGTGCAAAAATGGAAAACGACGACGTAGTCGACGAGCTGGACGTGAAGGCGATCAATGAGAAGATCGAAGCGCTCGAATCGAAGAGCGCGAAGCTCGACGAGATCGAGAAGAAGCTCGCCGATGCGGAGAAGCGCGCGGATGCTTTCGAATTGAAATTGAAACGCCCCGGCGGCCCCGCTCCGAAAGAGGACGCCACGGCGATCGAGACGAAGGCTTTCTCGACGTTCATCCGCCGCGGCCGTGAAGCGCTCGACCATACCGAGATCAAGAGCCTTCGCGTCTCGGACGACACGGCCGGCGGCTATCTGGCACCGGCTGAATTCTCGCGGGAAGTGGACAAGAATATCGTCCAGTTCTCGCCGGTTCGGCAGGCCGCGCGCGTCGGCGCCACGTCGAGCGGCAGCGTGATTGTTCCCCGCCGCACGGGCGCGCCTACGGCCACCTGGACCGGCGAGACGGAAACGCGATCGGCGACGGGCTCGGCCTATGGCCAGATCGAAATCGATATCGAAGAGGCGGCCTGTTACGTCGACGTCAGCAACAAATTGCTCGAGGACGCGGCCGTCGATATCGCCGCCGAAGTTGCATTCGATCTCTCCGAAGAATTCGGCCGTATCGAAGGGCTCGCCTTCGTGTCGGGCGACGGCGTGAAGAAGCCGCTCGGCTTCATGTCCGACACCAATGTCGGCTATACGGCCGGCGGTGACGCCAGCGCCGTGAAGACGGACGGCCTGATCGACCTATTCTATGCTCTCGCGCCCGCTTATCGCCAGCGCGGCACATGGATGATGAACGGCTCGACGCTCGCGGCCGTGCGAAAGCTCAAAGACGGGAACGGGCAATATTTGTGGCAACCCGCGCTTATCGCGGGCCAGCCGGAAATGATCCTCGGCCGTCCCGTGGTGGAGGCCGTTGACATGCCCTCGGTCGCCGGCAACGCATATCCGATCGCTTTCGGCGACTTCACGGCGGCCTATCGCATTTACGATCGCGTGAACCTATCGCTGTTGCGCGATCCGTATTCCGTCGCGACCTCGGGCCTCACGCGCTTCCATGCTCGCCGCCGCGTCGGCGGCGCCGTGGTTCGCGCCGAGGCGATCCGCAAGCTGAAGATCGCGACGAGCTGAACATGAGCGACACCTTCGCATCATTCCAGCCGGGCTTGTCTGACGTTGCGACGCGACACTTCGCTGTCACGCCTTCGGACTCGACCGACCTCGCCGTCAAGCCGCGCGCGATCTTTTGCAAGGTCGCGGGCGACGTGGCGATCCGCGACGAGGGCGGAACCGACATCACATACACGCTCACGCAAGGGCAAATCCTGCCCTTCCGCGGCGTGAGAATTCTTTCGACCGGCACGACGGCGACCGTCGTCGGCTGGTATTGATTGGAGACATCGCCAATGCGCGACATGACGAATAACATTCAACTGAAGCGGGTTATCTCGCCGATATCCGTCGCCGACAATACGGCGCAGGTCGGGCAGATCATCGACCGGCTCGGCTATGACGCAGTGACCTACATCATCAATCTGGGCTCCATCGCCGACGCGGATGCGACCTTCGTCGCGCTGCTCGAGGAAGGCGACGCCGCGAATCTGTCCGACGCTGCGGCCGTGGCGGACGCGGACATGATCTCTCAGACGAGCGGGACGGCGCCCGAGGCTGCGGCGAGCTTTCAGTATGACTCGGACAATCAGGTTCGAAAGCTCGGCTACGTCGGCAACAAGCGATACACGCGCCTGACGATCACGCCCGCGAACAATGCGAGCGCTGCGCTGTTCTCGGCTTCGGCCGTGCTGTCGCATTCTCACATCGCGCCGGTGACGCAGGCGACTTCGTAATTGCCAGCAATGGCAGCGATGCGCGACCACGGATGAACTGGCGCGCATCGCAACATCTTCGGAGGCAAATCCTGACGGCGAAACGGCTAGCCGAAAAACGAAAAGCGCGATGCGGGCCTCCGGCCTTGTGATGGGTTTCATACCGCTCAATCGCGCAAAGCCGCGCTTCATTCACGGGATCGAAAATGCCTTACGTTGCGCCGCGCCATTGTCCGCACCATCGCAAGCTCTTCGCCGGCCCGCGCTGTCCCGAATGCGCCAAGGAGTCGAAGGCGCGCGCCGACGAGCGGAGACCGAACGCAGGCGAACGCGGCTACGGCGGCGACTGGCGCAAGGCTCGGGCTGAATTCCTCGAGGCGCATCCGAACTGCGCACACTGCGGAGCGCCCGCAACCGTCGTCGACCACATCCGACCGCACAAAGGCGACCGCGCGCTGTTCTGGGACCGATCGAACTGGCAACCGCTCTGCAAGCCCTGTCACGACCGCAAGACGGCGACGCACGACGGCGCGTTCAGGCCGAGGCCGGGGGGCGGGGTCCGAGGTCGAGCTGGCGGCGCGTGACCGACTGAGGAGGCTCGCTCCCGATAGACGACAATTGAGCAAACACACATAAAGGAAACTTTATATGAGGGGCGCAAAGCCGAAACTCGAGGCCATTGCCGGGGGCCTCTCTCGTCTCCCGCCGGCGCCCGCGTGGTTGCCTTCCGAGGCAAAATCGGAGTGGCGGCGCGTGGTTCCGGGCCTGCGGGAGCGCAAGACGATCACGCGGCAAGATTTGCAGGTGTTGGAAGCCTACTGCCTCGCTTGCGGCCTTGTCCGATCTTCGCAAAAGATCATCGCGGCCGAGGGCGATATGATCGAGACGACGCGCGGAGAGAAGAAGCGCCATCCAGCGCATCAAACGCTGTTTCAGGCGCTCACGGAATCGCGCCGGCTCGCGGCGGAACTCGGCCTTACGCCCGCCAGCCGGAACAAGGCGCCGATCGCCGAGGATGACGACGACCTATCGGACCTCGACCTGTGACCTCGACCTATCCCGAATGGATTTTCGACGGCTCGCCGATCGCCGATCCTCTCGGCCATGGCGAGCGCGCTGTCGGCTTCCTGCGTCGCCTGCGCCACCCGAAGAGCCGCCTTCCGAAACGCGCCTTCGATCTCACGGATTGGCAAGAGCGCATAGTCCGGCGCATTTACGGGCCGTGCCACGCTGACGGTCGGCGCATCGTCCGCAATGTCGTCATGCTGCTACCTCGCGGCAACCGAAAGACCTCGCTCGGCGCGGGGCTCGGCCTGCTACACGCCATCGGTCCCGAGCGCGTGCCGGGCGGCCTGGCGCTCTTCGCGGCGTCGGATCGCGAACAGGCGCGCATTGCCTTCGAAGAGGCCGCCGGTATCTGCCGCGAAGACGAGCGCATAGAGAAGGCGCTCCGCTTCATCGATTACCGCCACAGGATCGAACATCCGAAGAGCGGCGCAAGCCTTCGCGCGATCTCATGCGACGCGGCGCGCCAGCATGGCAGCACGCCGACCTTCGCACTGGTCGACGAGCTCCACGCATGGCCCAAACGGGACCTGTGGGATGTTCTCCGCACGGGTTTGGTGAAGACGCCCGGCTCGCTGCTCGTCGTCATCACGACGGCGGGCCGAGGCCAGCAAAACGTCGCTCACGAAATCGTCGACTACGCGCGGCGCGTGGCGCGCGGAGAGATAGACGACCCCGGAACTCTGCCGATTCTATTCGAGACGGCGGCGGACGCGGATTGGCGGGACGAAGAGGTTTGGCACCGAGCTAATCCCGGCCTCGCCCAAGGCTTCCCCGATATCCAGGGGCTGCGCCAGCTCGCCCTCGAGGCCGAGGCGCGCCCGGCCGATCGGGAGGCGTTCAAGCAGTTGCACTTGAATGTTTGGCTGGACCATTCTGTAGATCCGTTCGTCGATATGGCGATCTATGACGAGGGCGGGGAACCGCTCGACCTCGAGGCGCTTGCCGGCGAGCCCTGTTACGTTGGCGTCGACCTGTCCAGCAATTCGGATTTGACCGTCGTGGTGGCGCTCTGGCGCGTGGGTGACGGTTACGCCGTGATGCCGCAATTCTTTTGCCCCGGCGACAATCTCAGGGGCCGGCAGGATCGCGACGCGGTTCCTTATGTCCGATGGGCGGACGAGGGACACATAGAGCCGACGATCGGAAACGTCGTCGACTTCCGGGCCGTTGAAGATTGCATCCGGGATCTCTGCGGCCGGTTCAACGTCCAGGAGATCGGCCTCGACCCGCACCTTGCGCGCTCGACGCTCAACAACCTCGCCGAAGACGGCTTCCCCGCGGTCGAGGTTCGCCAAGGATGGGTCACGATGGCGCCGGCGATCAAGGAACTCGAGCGCGCGATCGTCGGGCGGCAATTCCAGCATGGCGGCCACCCGGTTCTCAGGTGGTGTTTCGATAACGTCGTCGTCGAGACCGATCGCGCCGGCAACCGCCTCTTCACGAAGGGGAAAGCGCGGGAGCGAATCGACGGCGCGGTCGCCTGCGCTATCGCCGTCTCGGTCGCGTCCAATGATGACGCCGGGCCGAGCGTTTATGAGACCGGCGAGCGGCCGGACGGGTTTCTCTTCGTATGAGCGACACGACCGAGGCCGTTGTCACCGTCCAATTCGTCGACCGGATCGCCGGCTCTGACAAGCTGGTCGCAATGGCCGTCGTCGAGGTCGAGATCGCGGGCGTCGTGATCCTGCTACAGGGCGTGAAGGTGGTGAAGCGGCCGGGCGGCGGGCTGGCATGTGAGGCGCCATGCTTCAGGGCTCCCGACGGCCGATGGCTTCCGGCCGCTGTCCTCCCGCCGGACCTCGCCGAAGGGCTCGCGGCTGAAGTCTTCGCCGCGATGGCGCGGGACGGATGA